GCTACAACTGGTGGTCTTTACGGAGCAGGTCGTTTCGGATACACAATCAACGATTCTTCTGTAGCTTTAACAGCAACAGTAGCATCAGCTTCTTGGTCAGATGTTAACTTTGATGCAGATTTATCAGCATCAGTTGCAGCTGGTACTTTGAAGAAAGTTTCAGTAGCTCACGCAGGATTAAACGCTGACTTAAATGGTGTAAGAGCATTTGAATTAGTTCAATCTGGTTCAATCACTGCTAACGCATATTTACCTCAGTACACTAAAGTAAGTGGTGCTGATATCGTATTCATCGGTGCTGGTAACGCAGGTGGTGTTGCAGCTGGTGTAGCTACTTTATCTTACCATACACAACCACAAGCAGCTAACAGAGGTGACTTTGAAGATAGAACTGCTTATGGTAATGGATACAACGCAGATTTAGGTATTCCTGAAATCGAATTAGAATTGAAATCAGAACCAATCGTTGCTAAGACTCGTAAGTTGAAAGCAGTTTGGACTCCTGAATTAGCGCAAGACTTGAATGCATACCATTCAATCGATGCAGAAGCTGAGTTAACTCAAATGTTATCTGAGTACATCTCTTTAGAAATCGACTTAGAAATCTTAGAAATGTTACAAGCTAACGCTTTCACAACTGACTATTGGTCATCAAGAGTTGGTTATGATTATAACACAGCAACTGGCGCATTCGCAGTAGATGCAACTGCAGCAGCAGCTTCAGCATACACAAAATCTACTTGGTATCAAACTTTAGGTATCAAATTACAAAAGGTATCTAACAAGATTCACCAATTAACAATGAGAGGTGGTGCAAACTTTATCGTTTGTTCTCCAAATGTAGCAACTATCTTAGAATCAATGAATGGTTTCTCTGCAAATCCTGGTAAAGACGCTTTACAATTTGCTGCAGGTGTAACTAACATCGGTTCAATCTCAAATAGATACGATGTTTACAAAAACCCTTACATGACTGAGAATGTAATCTTATTAGGTTTCAAAGGTTCTAACTTCTTCGAAACCGGAGCAGTTTACGCACCTTATGTACCATTGATTATGACTCCTTTAGTGTACGACCCAGTTAACTTCACTCCAAGAAGAGGAGTTATGACTCGTTACGCTAAGAAAATTGTAAGACCAGAATTCTACGGTAAAATCGTAGTTGAAGGTTTAAACACTTTGTAATCTTAACGGATTAGAGTAATAAAACTAAAAGAGGAGGTAGAAATATCTCCTCTTTTTTTATTTCTATATTTATAGTAGTAAAACTATAAATTTTAATTATGTCTGTAAACACATATTGGTCGGGTTCAACGGCATCGGCATTCTTATCAGCATCGGCATCAGCAGATGCAACTCCATTTGGATTGTATGATTCGGATTCGGATTTTAGAAACGATGCACCCAAAACAGCCGTTTGGGTAGCAAAGAGATTGGGATATCCTATTGTTAATATAGAATTAGATAATCAACAAATATGGGCTTGTTTTGAAGAGTCTGTATCAGAATACTCGGCTCAAATAAATCAATTTAATCTTAGGAATAACTTAGATATACTTAGAGGACAGCCAAAAGGTAGAGTAGCAAATTTTTCTCAAACGCTTGTAGATGGCTCGTTTTTACCAACTGCAGTTCGTATGTCTCAACAATACGGAACTTTAGCAGGAGTTGGTGGGGCTACATCTATAAAAAAGGCGTATGTTAATGTTACTTCATCTGTTCAAACTTATGATTTAATGACTAAAGCAGTAGATGTATCTACATCTTCATCATTTGCTACATTATATACTGGCTCATCTACAATAGATGTTACAAAAGTATTTTACGAATCAACCCCTGCTATTAATAGATTTTTTGACCCATATTCAGTTGGAGCACAGGGTACATTGAACTTAATAGATGAAATGGGATTTGGCTCATATTCACCGGCAGCACAATTTTTATTGATGCCATTGTATGAGGATATGTTAAGAATACAAGCAATTGAATTTAATGATACAATTCGTAAATCAGCATATTCATTCAACATAGTTGATAATAAATTACAATTATTTCCAGTACCAACAGAAAGAACTCCTACAAGATTGTACTTTGAATATATAAGTAGAGATGAATTTGAACACGATTCACAAACTATTCAATCGGATTCACTTTCTGATTATTCGGATATTCCGTATGATTTTATTCAGTATTCGTATATAAATGATGTTGGTAAACAATGGATTAGAAAGTACACACTAGCACTATCTAAGGAACTCTTAGGAGCGATTAGAGAAAAATATAGTTCAGTACCTATACCAGATGGAGAAGTATCCTTAGATGGGGCAGCATTGAGAGCAGAAGCGCAAGTAGAAAAAGATATGTTGATTACTCAATTGAGAGAAAACTTAGATGAGATGAGTAGAAAGAATGTGATGGAAAATAAAGCACACGAATCAACTCATCATCAGGAAATGTTAAGAAAAGTTCCTTTAAAAATATATGTAGGATAATATGCCAAAATTTGTATTAGCTAGAGATATTGAATTTTTTAGAAGTATTAGTAGAGAATTGGTTGATACTGTCATCCAAACCGCTATTGTATTGTTTAAAGTAAATGTATATGATAGTAAGGTAAATATTTATGGAGAATCCTTAAATAAAACTTGGTATCCTGGAGTTGAAATGTATTGTATAATTGATAAAGAGCCTGAAGGTATATCATATGAAGGATTCGGACCGGATAGTTCACAAACAATTACTTTTAAATTGGATAAATTGACTTGCGAAGATAAAGGAATATATCCCGAAATTGGTGATATGATTTATTTTGACCAATCATATTACGAAATTGATAATACAAATGAAGTTCAATTCTTAGGAGGACAACCATCAAACAATTATAGTATAGTTTGTACAGCGTTTATGTCTAGAAAATCCGATTTAAATATAGAAGAGAGAGTAAAATAATTAAACTATGGCTAGGAATCCGATTAGACCTCAATTAAATAGAGCATCACAAATCAAATCTGAAAAAGAAGATGTTAGACAATCCGTAACATTGTTTGATATTGATTATGCTATGATGACTTATTTGGAAGATGTTGCATTGCCAACATTGACGGAGGGGGATGGTAATGTTATAAAAATACCTGTAATATATGGTAATTCTGAAAGATGGAACGGAGCTAGAAAGCAAGGTATTTATAGAGATATAAAAGGTAAAATTCAATTACCTTTAATGATGATTCGTAGAACATCTATTGCAAAAGATGAATCTATGCCAATGAATAATCGACATGTTTCATATGCAGCTGTTACAAAATATTCAAAAGATAATAGATACGATAGATTTACTGCATTAGGTGGTTCATCAAAACCAAAGCAAGAAGTATATAGAATCCAAATGCCAGAATATGTAGAATTAAATTACGATTGTATGGTTTGGACATCGTTTACCGAACATTTAAATGCAGTAATAGAACAATTACAATATACAAGTTCATATTGGGGAGATAAAGATACATTTAAATTTAGAACATCGGTTGGTGATTTTAGTGTAATAAATGAAGTAGGAGAAGGAACTGAAAGAATCAATAGAGTTGAATTCAGTCTAACAGTTAAAGCATATTTACTTCCAGAAAAATTCGATGGACAAGATACCACTGTAAAATCACTATCTACAAAAAGAGTAGTATTTGCTACTGAAGTTGATATGACAGGAAATGGTAGATTGGAGGGATTATTAACAACACCATCACCATATTATGATAATAAAGATATAATAGATTGGTTAAATTTGAATAATTCAAAAATATTAACACCATCTACTACAAATGTATTTACAACAAGTGATATTAGATTTATACCAGTACCAAATATATTAACATCTACTGTTGGAAATAATGATAATTTAAAAGTATTTGTGAATGGTATCAGATTTTATGAAGAAGCGGGGGCATTTACAAAAACAATATTAGGCGGAAATTTAACAATTACATTTAATCCTGGAACAATTGGATATAATATAGAAACTACTGCATTTGAAGTAGCAATAATTGGTAAATTTATAGATTTATAATGAAAAATTCATTTTTAGATATAATCAATACATACAATACTGATAATCAAGCTCTTTGTACATTTGAAGAAGTTAATGATACTTACTATGTATTTGTTGCTAGAAATTGGTTTTTCAAACAATACCTAAGAGATATCGTCAGATTAAAAAATGAAAATAGAATATTAGTTTACATCAATACGATTGTTATAAATCCAGTAGATTATGATATTGAAGAAATCCATAATGGTATAAATGTAAAATTTAAAAAATCAAATTTTCCATATGTGTTGAATATTAGAGATAAAGTATATCTTTCAGCTGATGTGGAATTTAGAGGATAATGAAAGCATTTAATTCAAATACGAGAAAATTAAGTAAGGTAGTTCCTAAAACGGATATAAATAATATAGCCGGCGCATCTTTTATTGAAAAATTGGTAAATGATTTTAAAAATCAATTATTGACATCCGGCTCAATGGATGGTAGAGATGAAAATGGGACACCATTGCCATTTGATGAAAGAATGGTTGAATTTAGTGCATCTTTAAATTATAATTACGAAACTTCATTTGATAGTAGAACTAAAAAAACATTTAACACTAAAAATCGTACAAATCCAAATCAATCAAAAGTTAAGAGAAGTGAAAAAGATTTAGTATTAGGATTTAGAGATGATATATTAGATATTACAGCGAATTGGATATTCAAACAACCTGATGTAATAGAAATATTAGATGATACGAGAATACGATTGATTTTTAATAATGTTTATGTACAAGGAGCAACTACGATAACAAGTTCAAATTTTGATGTATATGTAAATGGTGTACGAACTCCATCATATCTTTCAATAGAACAATCTGATACAGGTACTAATTTAATAATAAACGAATTTATTGGAATTGATTCTACTAATAAAGATAGAGTAAGTATTTATGTTAAAGGTAAATTTCAACAATAGATATTTATATATAATTAAGATATAAAGTAAATAAATGGCAGAGTTAATTCAACCCAAACAGATAGATTTTACCAATTTTGATGTTCCAATTACGGGAGCAGTTGATTTAAGAGGTAATTTGACAGTAGATGGTGTTTCCACTTTTAGAGCGAGAACTGATGATGAATATTCGATGATTGTGAGTGGAGCTATGGCTGTGGTTGATAACTATGTTACAGCAAGTTTAGATAATATCAATAGAACGGCAGTTTCCGCTTCAATTTATATTCAAAGAGTTGGTACGGTTGGTACTACATCTCCTGTTACGGATAGTTCGATTCAAAATGTAGGTGTGATAGATTTGGGGGGATTTTTTTAAATTAAACCAATTTATCATTTTTATATTAAAAAAACATATTTATAGATTAGAATAACCATAACAATAAAGTAAAGCAAATGGCTCAAATTATAAAACATCGTAGGGGTAGTGTCGGTAGCGTAAAAAGTATTCCATCGAGAAACGGCGAATTAATCGTAGCATCAGGTTCAGTTGACACCCACTTAAATGGACCCTTTGTCTATATTGGTAATCCAGATATAACTTTAGAAGGAGATGCGGGAGTATATACACCAATATCAAAAATATATTCAGGTACAAATCTCCCAACGATTGATGCAACTACATATGGAACTACTTTAACAGGTACTCCATTTTATTCAACTGCCAATCAAACGCTTTACATATTAGGTAATAATGGTTCTGATGGTGGAAGTACCAATATGGATTTGACTGGTAACTTAGAAGGAAGAAGTGTTACCAAACTTACAATTGACCAATTAAATGGTTCAGTAAATGTAACAGGTAGTGTAATCATTTCTCAGAACATTTCTGCAAGTGGTGATATTTCAGCATCAAATTTAGAATTACAAGGTAACGCAAATATTAAAGGTAATATCA